CCAGCGGGCGCTAACGCGATGTTGGTCAGGGTGTCCTCCGGGTCGCCACGGCCAGCGGCAATGGAGCCAGGAACGGCACGAGCCGCCGGGGCTGCGATCCACTTCTGGATCCCGTCGGCGACGCGGGTCAATACGCTGGCGGCCTCCGGGCTGGCACGTTCAGCCAGGCCCATAAGCTCGGTCGCTGCTTTCGCCTTACCTGCGGACGGCAACGGCGCGAGAAGGTCCCCGATAAGGGTCCCGACCTGCGCGTATTTGTCGGTAGGAGGTTCGAAGCCGGGGATCGTACCCGGCGGGATGTTCGGCGCGCGGGTGTTCTGATCGACGAGGCCGATCGACTTGCCCGCGTCCGTGGCCGCGTTGGAGACCATATTGACCAGCGAGATCGGCGTGTTGAGGAGGTCGACCCCAGTCTGGACAATACCGCGCCCGGCCTGCTCAAACGAGCGGCCTACGCCTCGCCAGTTTTCGGCGGTTTGTTCTTCTGGGCTGAGTGCTCCAGAGGTTTGTCCGGCTTGATCAACTCCGCCCGGCTCTCCGTTACCGTTCGGCGCTGCCGCCCCTCGTGCGCCATCAGGTCCCGCTTGATTAGGTGCATTGCCAGCGGCGAGGGCTGCGACTTGCTGATCTGCCCCTCCGGCTCCGGCGGCTCCTGCATCTGCTCCAGCTCCGGGGGCAAATTCCCCGAACTGGTCGAATACATTACCAGACTGAGACGCGCCGCCAGCTCTGGCACTGGTTGCACGTTGCACAGGTTCATCGCTACCGCCAGCCCCTCGGCCAGTCCACTCATTAAACCGTTGATCCACATATTGACGCCCCTCCGGGCCGGGTTGTGCCTGGCCCGCTAGTTGTTTGTCTACGTTGCCGGGGCCGTCGTGGTAAGCCTGGAGCGCGAGGCCCCAGTCTCCGTAACGCTGGTACATCTGGGAAAGGTACTGCGCCCCTGCGTCAGCCTGGAGCGAAGGGTCGCGCTGTAGCGCGTCCCAGTCGTAACCCATATCCTGAGCCGTACCTTTCATGACCTGCGTGATCCCATGAGCGCCTTTACTGGAAACGGCAGAAGCCGGATCAGAATGGCCGCCCGTCTCCTTACTCGCCAGCGCCGTCATGATGCCAGCGGGCAGTCCCCAACGCTCCCCAGCACTCTCCAGGAGATCAGCATATCCGCCGCCCGTGGATCCTGCTTGAGTAGGAATCTGATTCGGGAGCGCCTGCGCACTTTTCGGCATATTCTGCTCAAACTGATCGAATACGTTCGCCACTTATAGCCCCTCCGGTAAAAACCCGTATTTTTCCTGAAACTGTTGTTTAACGCTAGGGGTCGGGTTCGAAAACAGGTAATTAATCGCGGCGCTCGCATTCTGCGGAGGCATCCCCCCAGACGTGAGCTGGCTTACTGCGCCCTGTTTGGCGTCGTCGATCTCTACGTCCCGGCGGTAGGCGTCAGCTCGCCCGCCTTGCGACTTGGTTACAGCTTCCTTGGCTCGCGTCAGGGCGTTCTCGTAGCGCGTCAGGACGTCCTTGAGCTGCTGGGGGTTCATGGTACGGGGATCGGCGTTAATCAGCGCCTGAGCCGCTGCACGGCCCTCTGCCTCGGTAACGGGACCAGTACCTCGCAGCGACTGGATCCCGGCGACGCGCGCCTGGTCCTTGAGCTGCTGGAATTGGTTCATGATCTCCGCCGTGGCATCACCGCCGCCCGTGGCCGAACTCCAGCCGCGGTTAATCGCGCCGAGGTTGCCCGTCACCATGCCGAGGTCCTTACGCGCGAGGAGGCGCTGGGCCTGCTCGATCGCCGTATTCATCGGCGTCAGCGTCGACTCGTAGGTCTGGAGAAAATCGCGCTTCGTGTTTAGCTGATCCTGCTGCATCTTGCCCTGTTGCTGGAGCAACTTGTCGCGCCCAATGTCGTTTTTCTCCGACGCGATCCGGGTGTTGAGGCGCTGGGTCTGTAGCCCGATATATTTCAGGTTACGCTCCGCCGCGCTGCTTGCCGCCGTAATGTCCTGCCCCCTGATCGCGGTGCTGTTTTTCATGACCTCTTTCGCGTAGTCCAGCTGATCCTTACTCGTGTTGCTGGCGAGGTGGAGCGCTTGCACCGAACGGCGGAAGCCCTCCGGGTCAGAGGCTGCGGCCTGATATGCCCGCTGCGGGTCGATGCCGAGCGCCTGGAGTGCCGGGGCGTTCTGCTGGACAAACTGCTGGACGGCCTGCGGACCCTGCGAGAGAGCGACGTCCGCACCGCTGGCGAGCTGCGCGCCCTGCTGCTGGCGTAAGCCGTCCATCATGCCGAGGCGTGTCTGGAGCGTCTCGATCTGGTTCGGGTACTTGTACGCCAGATCCTGCAACTTGGACGGGTCGCCCTGCGCTGCCTGCCAGTCCTTGTTAAACTCGGCCATCTGCGCCTGCTGGGCCTGCGCCTGCTTCATCGCCAGCCCCTGGATCTGGTTCTGCTGATACTGCGCCGTGTTCTGCTGGATCTGGCCGTAGTTGTTCAGGGTGTCGCGCGCACCCTGCTGGATAATACCCATATTCTGCGCGAAGGATCCCACGTCGGGATCAGTGCCGAAGATAGCCATTAGATAAAGCTCCCGAATAAGTTAGACGCCCAGCTCGCGCCGTTGTTCATGTCCTGCGCCGCGCCCTGGTTAAGCGAGTTTTGCGCGTACCCGGCAACCTGCCACGGCAAGGCCGCTTTCTGCGCGTTGATGTTGCCTTTCTGGCCCTGTAGCGCGTTCAGTGCGTTAGTACCCTGCGCCGCTGCTGCGGACTGCGCGCCAGCGCCGGAGAGGCCCACGTTAGCCAGGCCCATAAGCTGGTTATACATGTCTTGCTGCTGCGCCGTCATTTGCGCGAGGTAGTTCTGGCCCAGCGTCGGCGCGATCGTGGTCAGGGAGTTAGCCGTGGCCGCTCCGCCGAGGTTCCCGGTCGCCTCTGCGCTGGCAAGGAGCGAGTTACGGGCCGCGCCCTCTGCCATCTTGTACTCGTTGCCTCCGTAATACTGCTGGAGCGTTTTCTCTCGATCGATCGGCTGGCCCGCAAGCGCGATCAGGTCAGGGAGTGCGACAGTCCCCGCCTCACGGAAAGGAGAAAGCCACTCATCCTGGCGATTCATCAAATCGCGCTGCCAGTCCATCTGTTTGTCGAGGCTCTTTTGCTGCTGCTTCGCGGCCTTATTCGCCCCGATGCCGCCTAAGATACCGCCGACGGCGCTACCAATTCCGCTAACAATGCCGCCCATCTGGTGGCCTCCTCATTAAAATCATGTCTACTCGTTGCCCGGTAATCAATTCTACTTGCTGCGGGTCGCTTTCAACAAATCCAAAGCGGCGGAGACAATTACGGACGCCCTCGTGACCTGGGAGGATCGGGGCGCGGATCGCCACGCTGCCGAATTTGTCCATAAAGTCCGCCAGCGCCTTGCGGACGTAATGCCGGAAGCCCGGACGCATCGCCATATGACCGTCCAGCCCGCCCTCCTCGTTGGCGTTGATGGCGAATATGCCACACTCTCCCCACAGCCAGTACGTGCATACGTCGTTATCCGGCCATTCAGGGACGCCCCAGTGGCGCATAAGGGCCGCGCCGTAGTCCTCCGGGACCTGCCTTAAGCCGATCATGTTCCGGCCATCCCGTGCGACATAACGAGCGCTACCAGGGCGGCGATAGTCTGCCGCGCCTCCACCAGCCCCTCGGCTAAAGCCTGGATCTCGGCCTGCGAGTAGGTCGCCCCGGCGGAGTAGCTGGCGCTGCCGTTGATGCCGCCCTTCTTGAGCGTCCCGGTCGCTGCCGTCCATCCGGTCTGGCGTCCACCCATTACTTTGATGTTGTTAACACGGATCTCGGTAGCGGTCGATAGAGGCCCGTCCATGACCTGGAGCGAGTTTCTATTTAGTTTCACGGCGTTATTACCCAGATCGATGATCGAGCCGCCGATGTTATCAATGTCGGTGTTGAGCTGGGAGATCTGCCCCTGCTGGTCAGAGAGCGCCGCGTCCTGCTGGTCGTTTCGGATGCGCTGCTGCTCTGCCACCTGAAACGCGTCGTTAGCGTCTCCTCCAGCCTGCTCCGCCGTCTTGCCGACTTCCCCAGTAATTCCCCCCAGGCGGGTAAGCCAGTCCTTGAAAGCCGGAGAGGTCCCCGGCGGTAGGCTGCTTAGGTTGAGCTGCTGAATAAATAACTTACTGGTAGCCATGATGCCCCCTTAACTGAGTCGAATACGTGCGCGCGAGAGCGTGGCCGGGGTTGCGCCAACGGTGCGGATTTTGAACGCAACGGCAGTACGGCAGCGGCCCATCTTTTTCAGGACGACGCGCTTAAGCCACTGCTGCGGCGTGTTGTAGTCGATCAGGATCTCCTGGCCGAATACGCTCCCGTCCTCCGTGCCGCTGATCCACATCCGGCTCGTTACGCTGTCGCCGCCTACGCTGGCGTCGATCTCGAAATCGCTCATCATCATTCCGGCGAACGGCATCAACGGCGTATAGAGGACAATCTCCTGATCCTCGCCATACTGCGCACAGGAGGCCATATCGAACTCGCCAAGCACGGCCAGACGCTTGTCGCCTACCGTGACGCGGTTCCCCTCGTTGCAGTAGTCGATCGCGCGGTGCTGGCCGCTCGCGTTCTGTACGCCCGTTTTAATAATCGACCATACCGGGAGGCCCTGCGCCTGGCTAACGGGATGATCGTAGACGAGCGTCTGGTCCGGTAGGTGGACAATAAGCAATTTATGGCTTTCAAAGCTCACGGACTCCAGTCGGGTGTTTTGCAGTTGCGCCACGGTGTACCCGGCGAGGATCTTCTTAATCTGGACCGATGCCAGATCAGACCAGGAGCCGCCGCCGGGGTTCATCATGGCGATCGTAAATTCGCCCACAAACGGCGACGTAAGGAATGCGAAGCTGTCGAGGTACTGGCACACCGTTTCACGGCCCAGCGTCCCGGCTTCGACCGTATAGGACGGCTGGCTGGCGTAAACGTTCTCCGCGTCCCCGGTCAGGCCGAAGAACTCGATCGAGGCGGTCCCGAAGCACAGCACGTAATCACGCCACGAGCGGATCGCCACGATGCCGTCCGGCATGGACTCCGCCCGATAGAACGGAGCGATCTTGTCCGGGTGGCTCTCGTCCTCCAGAGATGAGATCCAGAAGGTGTCCGAGTTTTTCACGCTGAAAATGTAGCGCTGGCGCAGGTGGCAGACGTCGTTAATGTCGCCCCAGGTGAATTGAGGGTTGTCGACGTTCGTCCCGCTGTCGCGCGGCCAGTTGCTAAACGTCTTGCGGGTCCCGTCGTAGCGGTAGAGTAAGAGCTGGTTTTGCGAGACGACGCCCTGAGAGTCGCGGCTATGCGCCATCGGGGTGCGGTCCTCGCCGGACACGTCGCCGATAGGGTTGCCGTTGGTGTACAGCTTGCCACCCATCACGCGATAAGCCGAGCTGGAGACCGTATTCCACTCCACGCCGCGCGAGAGGCCCGCCACGTCCGCGACCTTCTTAAGGCCGGGCATCATGCGCATGTAGCCGTTGCCGCCCTTAATGGCGCGGGCAATCGCCAGCATGTTCTCCGGTAAGCGGGTGATCCAGTCGAAGTTATTACGGCTGCGACCGTCACCAAAAACAAGGGGCAGATTCACGACCTGCCCGCGTTGTGCGTAAGCCATCTATCCCCCTTAGTTGGCCGTGCCGTCGTCGTAAAAGCGGCTATGCGCCCACGTAGACTGGTTGCCCGCCCCGGTCGGCATATCGTTCCGGCGCTTGAGCGTCGGGACCTCATAAAACGCGATCTTAATGTCGTCCCATTTCTCCTTAAGGAGCGCGCGCTGATCGGGGTGGAGGTCCATCTGGTTATCGATCAGCATGCGCTGGGCCAGCTTGAGCGCGAGCGCCTCCAGCGTCCACAACTCCAGGCCGGAGTCCTCATTCCCGGAGGGCTGGCCGTCGCTGTTAGTGGTGAACTTATACGGGAAATTCAGGTTATCCTTGATGCACTCGGCCATGATGGCCTCCAGATCAAACAGCCCGTCGACGACGGACTGCTGATCGGCGATCATGAGCGTTGCAGTCGAGGACAGACCAGCCCGGCGGAGTGCCAGGTTAACGATCTGGATCTTCTGCAAAGTAGCCATTATTTTTTCGCCTTGCTGCCTTTGGTGGTGTCAACCTTCTGGCCGTCTACTTTCTGGCCGTCTTTTTTGCCGTCGTCCGCTTTCGGCTCGTCGGCTTTCGGCTCATCAGCTTTCGGCCCGACGCTCACGCCGTCCGGTTGCTCGGAGGCAATGATGGTCTGGCCCTCTGTGTGCTGCTGCTCCCCGACCAGTTTCTGGTCCTCCGGGGTCGGCGCTGCGGCTGCGGGGATGGTCTGAGCCTGGCCCTCGGCCACCTGCACCGCATCCAGTTTAAGGCGCTGAGTCTCAATCTCCTGTTGCGCCTGGGTGGATGCTTGTTCGCGGCTGGCGCTCTCTGCTTCCTTGCGCTTGGCTTCCTCGATCGCCTCGTCCAGCTTATAAATTTTCTTCGGATGATCCACCCAGAGGCCGGAGTCGAGGCGTTTCGCTGCGTCTTCCTCCGAGAAGATCGCATAGTGGACCAGGTGCGGGCCGCAACGGACAGCGGTCAGGCGAATGGCTTCGGTGATGATGTTCGGGCGGGTATAGATCATTTGTCGGGACATTTTAGACGCTCCATTGTGAGTTAACGGGATTAGTATAAGCGAAAAAAAAGGGGCCACAAAGGCCCCCTTTCTCATAGTGCGCTGCTCGCTTACGCGGGCTGCTTCGGCAGTAACAGGCCCACATACTCCGGGACCAGTACAGACACGCCGTAAAGCGTGGTGAAACGCGCGGTGCACAGACCTTTGATGTGGTCGAAGTCCCAGGACATAATCAGCGTCGCGCCGTTTTTGGTGCGGCTGCGCATGACTTTCGGACCCATATCGGACGGGAACGCCAGATTACCGAACATCAATTCCACGGAGCCGTCGGCCCACGCTAAGTTACCATTCGCCGCCACTTTGTTGATCACGGTCAGAGCTGCACCGCTGGCCGCGTTGGCGTCAACGTTGGCATACGGACGCGATGCCGTGTCAGCGTTGTTGACCGGGAGGATCTGCGGGGTGATCGTGATGTTGTTGCCGGACACATCCAGGACGCGGAACGTCTGGAGCTGGTCGGTCGTGTCCTTGCTGATCATGTGGACGGAGTGAACGCCCGCGATCGTGAACGCGTCGCCCGCTTCCAGGCCGTGGTTAGCGGAGACGGTGATCACGCCCTGGCGGTTATCGATCGGTACGTCGTTCGCGTTCTTCGACTGCACTTTGTGCGCCGGGGCAGCGGTCAGGGTGATCGCGCCAGTCGGGCCAGCGCCGACACGCGGAGCCAGGTCGACCTTGTAGGCGTCAAAGCTCGCAATGTCCGGGATTTTCGCCTTTTCAAATGCGCTCTGGTTGATGCCTGCGGAGTACGAACGGCCCGCCAGCTCGCCCGCAATGTCTTTGTAGGAGAACGGTTCTACAAAGGCGCGGCGCGGTACGCCCATCGGGATCCCGATAGAGGTCATTTTCGCGTCCAGCTCGGCGAAGCCGTTCCACAGGTCCTTACCTAACGTACCAGTGGAGTTATCGCCAACGGTAGCGACCTGAGTCGCGTAACGTCCGGCGGTGTTAGCCACGTCGGAGTCGATCTGGGCTGCCAGACGCAGCGCTGCCGCACGGCCCATTTCTTTCATGTACTCCGGGCGACGCATTTCGCGGGCGTTCAGGTTCCAGAGAACGTTCTGAGGTTCTTTGAACGCAGACGGGACCAGACGCTCTACGATGTCGGTCGGCTGTTTGTTGGAGAGGTCGAGACCTTCCACAATATCAGCGTGGTAACGCTGCGGGCGATAGATTACGTCGCCTGCCTGCTGCATGGTTTCGTCGTCCGGTCGAAACTTAGACGCATTTTGCGACATTACGCAGGCAGCATCGAAGCTCTCGACGTACTCCTCCCACATAATCTCGACTTGTTTTGCTACCTGGTTGCTCATTATTTACTCTCCAACCGATGGGCGATAGGGTTAACTTTTCTTCTCTAACTTGGCTTTCAGGTCAAAATATGCGTCCCAGTTGCCGGAGCTGCGCGCTTTTTCCTTCGCTGCTTCGAGCTGGCCGATATTTTTAGCCCCGCCGTTACCTTTGACCTGCGGCGCGCCGTTAACATCTTTCTTCGCTTTCGGCGCAGTACCTGCGCGACGGTCAATGTCAGCAATCAGATAGCCGAGGCGAATATGGTCAGTATTATAGGCTTCCTCGATCTCTTGTCGCAATTTTTCATTACGACCCAGCGCCATAACGGTAAGGGTAGGTTTTTGACTGTTTAGAAGCAAGGCGGCTTGTAAAGGCTCCGGCAGACCCATAACAAGCTCCTCGGCCTGCTCATAGCCTGCGATGCGCTTAACTGCGGTTGCTCGCTCCTGCTTATAGACTTCGCCACGCTCCTGGAGCTTGGTCTGGAATTGCTCGGCGCGCGCCTGCTGGGCTTTCTGGTGATTCTCGGCCTCGGCCTTTTTCTCGTACCATTGACCCATTGCCTCGGCCAGTTTCTCCTCGTCATAGTCGATCCCGTCATCGCTAAGGGTCGGCTTAGGCGGAAGGTTGTCGAGGGTGGTCGCGGGCTTCTGCTGCGTCTGGGTGGATTGCTGCTTGAGCTGGCGGGACTGCTCGCGGAGCTGCGCGCGGAGCTGCTTAACCAGCTTGCTATCGCTCTCGCCATCTTCGCCAGCGTCGGGATCGGCTAACGGTTGGCCGTCGAAGGTGAACTCCTCGCCCTCGTCGTCGTCCTGAACGCCGTTGTTGTCGTTCTGGCGCTCCGGGTCGTTGCCGTCGGTGTCATTAGGATCGCCTTTGCCGTCCGTGTCAGCGTTGTCGCCCGGATCGGTATCGGTGTCGGTATCGGTGGTGGTTTCCTGCTCTGCACCGCCAGCGCCGCCGCCCTGGTTGGCGTCGTCAAAGGCAGCGTAATATTTTAACCATGCGTTACGAAATTTCATTGTAGATCCCCGTTTTTGTTGCATACGCGATGTATTCGCCCATCGGTGGCGGGGATAAGTGTAAGAGAAGTTTTACATGGTTAGCAAGGGGGAAAGGTTTTAGACCGATCCCCCCAGAGGTGGCGGGCTTAACTGGAGGCTTTCGCGTCGTTCACTTTGTCGATGTGAAACTTAGCGAGACGGCACAGGAAAAGGATATCCTGATCGGGCGCGAGAGTGGCCGGGACCATGTAATAATCGGCGACCGTTTCGAGGCCGACCTGGCGGCACTCCGTGGCGCTGATCCGGTACTCCACGCGCGGCGGCATCGCTGGCGGCTCCTGCCCCGGCTCGGTCGCTGCGGCTGCGTCACGGTACTTGGCCCACGATTCCGGGGTCGGAGGAAAGTCGACGATCCCGTGTTCGTCGTGGATCTCTTTCGCAAGAGTGCGAAAGGTGCGGCCATTCATCGGGCCGCCTAAAAAGTGATAACGGCGATCGCTAATCATTGGTCACGTTTCCTTATCATGCCCTGCCACATAAACACGATGGTATCAGATAACAGCTCTTTTACCTCTTCCTCGCCCATCTGGTCGTAAAGCGTATCAAGCGCGCCGGGGAGCTGCTCCCATAGCGTCCGCTCTCCCTCCTCCACCTGCGCGTCCGTCGGCTGGAGCTGGACCTCGCTCGGGGCGGGTTCCACTTCGCCAGATTTTACTCGCGGGTGAGCGTTAGCCATGAGGGCCTCGGCCTGCATACCCACCAGCGCGAACGCCGTCGCCAGTGCCGCCAGATCCTCCTCGGTCGGCTGCTGGATGAACATCTGAGCCAGACGGGCCTCCATCGTGCGCACCGTGTCGCCGATGCCGTTCTCGTCGCACTCGGCAAGAATGACCGCGCGCGCTGCTTTTACTTGATCCATGATTATCTCTCTCTTTCGTCGGTGAATGCCCCGGACCTCCGGGGCGGTGTTGTTATGCGTTGCCCTGGGCCTGAGTGCGCAGGAGCTGGAGCATCGGCTCCACGTCGGCCTCTGCGGCGATAGGCGGCAGGTCTGCGAGGTGGTCGCTCTGGCGGCCTTTCTGGTGGTAGTCCCACAGCGCCATAACGTCGGCTTTTGCATAGCCCGCCAGGATAGCCTGGTGGATCTTGTCCGCTCCGTCCTCTTCGTTAAACTCCAGCACCTGCTCAACGGTCGGCATCTGGCCGCCAAAGTGCGCCATCGTGCGGGCCATGACGACCGGGCCAACGCCACGGGACAGGAAGGTGTTACCCAGATCCTCGGAGGAGATCATAACGGCGATCTCCGGCTCCTCGGTCGACGGGTGAAATGCCAGCGCCAGGGTAACGAGGCCGCCGCGCGGGGTGATTTCAAAAACGCGGGTGTTTGGGGTGGTGATAATCTCTTGCATGATGTTCCTCTCTGGTTAATCACTGTTTCATGATGTTGTGAGAGAAAGAATAGCCCGGACTTGCCGGGCTGTAAAGTGGTTTTTTAATGGAATCGTTAAATTTATTGCGCGGCACGTTCCAGCGTCGTGTCGGCCTGCTGCTGCGCCTGGCGCTGGGCCAGCTCCTGCGCTGCGCGGTCGCTCTGCATCTGGTGTCCCTGCCCGATGGCTTTCAGGAAACGATCGGCCTCCTTGTGCGCGTCCTGGCTCTGAGCCGTCACGTACTTCTGGAGGATAGCGACGGCGGCCATAAGCTGATCCTGCGGGATAGCTGCGGCCTCGGCCATCGTCTTGACGGTCTGCGCCTGCTTGAGCTGGCCATCTGCCTGCGTACCCTGCGCCTTGAGCTGCAATTCGATCCGCTTGTTCTCCTGCTCCATCACGGCGGCCTGGCCCTGCTGCGCGACGCCCTGCGCTGCGACCATCTGCGCGTCCGGCTGCTCCTGCTGGTTCTGCTGGGACTGCTGCACCATCTCTTTCTCCTCGTCCGTCTGCGGCTTCACAATGCCGGACAGGAGGAGCTGCTGGCGGGTGTACTCTTTGAAGTCCTGGAGGCCCTCGCCGTCCATGTTGGAGATGATCAGGCTCATGACGATCGTCGCGTTCGGGTCGCCCGGCTGCATGGTCGCTAACAGGTTGGTCAGGCTGCGGACAGTCTGCTGGCGTCGCGTCTGGGAGGACTCGCCGACGTCGGCCACGATCTCGTATTTGCCGCGCTTGAGGTCGTTAATCGCGATCACTTCTTTGGTCTCGCGGTCGACAACCTTCCCGCTCATCAACACGAGATCGTCGCTCCCGTCCTCCTGCTGGATCCTCACGTAAGACTCGGAGCCGTACACCTTGCGCGCGGCGGACAGGTAGACGCGGCCACAATGGCGCAACGTCTTGGCGAGGTTGTCCATGTAGAGCGCGCCCTGGCCGTCCATGCGCGAGAAGATGGCCTCCACGGTCTCGGTCGCCAGGGTGGCCGGCAGCGCTTCGAGTTGGGAGGATCCGACAATCTGCTGGATCGTGCTGCCCGTGTACTGGAGGACGGCAGCGAGCGCAGGAGAGAGCGGAGTCGCCGGGGTGTACCCCAGAGGCCCGGCAGTCTGTACGACCTCACCAGCGCTGTTACGCAGCGATTTAGCGGGCAGGTACGCCGGGCGTTTGGTGTTACGATCCCCCCAGGCCTGCGCCAGATTTCCCGGAATCATGTCGATATCCATAATCGGGATGTTGTCGCCGCCGCTCTGCGCTGCCTGGTCGGCCATCATGGACACGATCAGGTTTTCCAGACGCTGGGCGTCCAGAGCGAGAGTGGCGTGACCCATCACGCGCTCCTGGTTGTCGATGAACGAGCGGCGCGCGTTGAAGATGAAAATGGGGATCCATTCGAACGGGATCAGCTTCGGCTCCTCGATCCACTCACCGCCGGAGAACAAGCCGCAATAGACCTTGCGACGCTTAACGGTGCGGTCCTTCTTGCGCTTCCAGCCTGCGGCCTTAAGCTCGTCGAAAACCTGCTCCATGTCGTCCTCGTCGTACACCTCGGTTTCCCCGGTCAGCGGGTTCTCAAAGGAGACTACGGTCGTGCTCTCGATCTTCACCTCGTAGTAACGGGCGATATAGATCGCGTCTTTGTTGGCCCAGTCGAACCACTTACCCGTATTCAGCTCCATCAGGTCCTGCGCGGCCATCGCGTCGGGATAGCGCTCCTCGTACTTCTCCGGGGTCATGCTGAATAGCTCGGCCATCCACATAGCATCACTGCGATCGTACATTTTGGAGTCGGGATCCACAAACAGGCACGAGGCCGGATCGTAGATCGGGTAAAACACGATGTGCCGCTCCTCGTTGTCGGGATCAAACTCGTCCTCCAGCTCGGTGTCCATGCGGAAAGCGCCCATCCCGCCGTCGATGCCGTCGCCGTAGGTGTTATCGACGGACTCCGGCCCGTTGCTCTCGTTGTAGTCGGCGCGGAATTTGCCGTTCAGCTTATCGGCCAGCTCCTCGGATGCCTTGTCGTCCCTCGGGCGGAAAACCACGGAGACGCGGTTAAGGCGGTAGTCCGTGATCAGGCGGTCACACTCGCGGGCGACTTTGTTAAGCTCGAATCGAGGGTATTTTTCAAAGCGTTCATCGTCCATCGCAAAGCCGGAGTTGGTCGACCCTTCCCACTGAGCGCCAGGGATGCGCACAAAGCGCTGCGTTTCGATAATCTTCTTGCGGCTCTGCTCCTCGCTGCTGATCGACTGGCTGAGGCGCTTACGCGCCGTCTCATGCCAGTTCTGGGCCGACTTGGTGACTCGTGCCATTGTGTTCTCCGTGGGTGTCAGTAGTTGCTCGGCACATTATAGCCGTGATAGTCGTCGGTTTTCACGCGCTCCGGCGGCTGCATCATCATGCAAAGCACGTCGGCCATGCCTGGCGACTTCATTTTGAGCTTGGTGCGCATCTGCGGCTTAGGCATACGCGCAAACTTGCCGTTGGTGTTGTAAACACGCGGAATACGGCACACCTCGGCGCGGAGCTTCTGCATATGCTCCCCGATCCCCTCTCTGTCGAGGCTGATCAGCTCGTCCGGGTTGTGGTAAATCTTCTTAACGACGGCCTCATAGGTCTTTTCGAAGCGACGGCGCAAGAGATACATATCCTGGCTTCCCCGGTTCGCAAAAGCATCAATATTTTTCTGGAGGTTGTCGCCCTCGGTCTTGTTGTTGAGCCAGTGATCCAGTTCCACCAGCTCGTCCGGGCCTTTGACGCCCTCCCCGGCGTTGTAGCCGTCCACAATGACGTTAGTCCCGGCGTAAGCCTCCGTAACCTGGCGACGCAGGCCAGCACCCAGCCCGGCACGGTCCCATACGAACGCCTCTACGCCGTGGCTCTTGGCCTCACTGATAGCCCGATCTACCGCATCGTTAGCGTCGCCCTCATACCACTCGGACATAAGCGTAACGACGGACCCCTGGCGCTCGCCATACGCCTTGTTATCGGTCCCGACGTCCGCCGGGTCGAGTGCGCCGATGCGCATCCCGGAGGCAGCAAATCCGAGGACCTTGTGAGCATCGATCGCGGCGTCGAACCACTCCGCCGGAATGATGGCATCCGGCACGGTGTCGTTGAAATGACCTTCCCAGACGTGATCAAACAGCGCGCGGGAGAGGGTTTTCCGGTCAAACTCCATTTCGGCGCGCAGTTCAGGCGGAAACCACGGATTATCCGACCAGTTGACGCGGATCACGAGGTGGAGATCGTCCTCGTAGATGCCGTCACGGAGGAGATCCTCCCAGAACGGATTGATAAATCGCTTCGAAAACGGGTCCTCACTCGATCCGGGGTTGGCGGTGAACAACATGATCCCGCCCTGCTCGCGCATGGTAGGCGTCAGCTTGCGGATTGACTCCTCGGAGAAGGTCTGCGCCTCCTCACCCCAGAAGCGTTTGAAGCCGAACGCGGATTTCACGCCGTCCGGGTCGCGGGCCATCCCCTTAAACCGGATGTTCGCGCCGTTCTCGTGGCGGATCTCCTTCTCCAGAATCTCGAAGCCGTCCAGACCGTACTCCTCGATCCGGTTGGCGAGGAGCGGGTGGACAGAATCCTTGATCGATGCCTGAAACTCACGCAGGCACATAGCGCTCGCGGCCTCGTCGTGTGCGTCTGCGCCCACCAGCCCGCCGACGGTGAGCGACTTACCGGAGCCACGGCCCCCGACCAGGATAACGAAGCGCTTCGGACGCAGGAGGATCGGGGTCAGACACTCGGCGATCGTAATGTCGTGCGGGTCGCTGGTGTACTCCCACACGCCGTTAACCTTGCGCATGTTGTAGCAGTGCTGGGCCAGCTCGCCGTCCGGGCGATAGACGCCGTAAACGAGGCCGCCAGTGCGCGCCTTGTAGCGGAGCTGGGCCTCCAGCCGGGCGATGCGCTCCATCGCTTCCTTACGATTTTTTGCCATCGTCGGCCCCCTTGTGAGCGAACAACGTCGAGGCGGCCATAAAGCCGTGATAGGCGAGGTCCTCGGCAAAGTAGGCCTGGTGCTCGTCGTTATCCAGGTCTGGCCGGACGCCCGCATGACGCCAGATGTTATTGATCGCGTGGACGTTCTCGTGGACCACGCGGCCCAGGAGCTGGTTAGGGTTCGGCACGTAACGCAGGCCGATAAACTGATACCGGAAGCCGTCGATCGTGACGTCGTGGCAGAGCGCCCCGGCTCCCTGGGAATATTCTTTGACCTTATGGAGATTAACGCCCGCCTTGCGCACTCTGTCCAGGTCGTCGAGGTCATACCAGACGACTAACGTCCGGTACATATCGATCAGGTGCTGCGGCAGGCCGGACGCCTCGATCCTCTCTCGGATGGGCTTATTTTTTCTGGTCATTGAGCATCGTCTCCAGCTTCTCCAGTCGCTCGATCAGGTCGGACAGTTCTTCGACCTCGGCACCGTGGCGGATCATCTTAACGACGACCTCGGCAGCGTCGAACGGCAGGAGGCCATCCGCGACGGCCTGCGTCACCTCCAGGATCTTGTCGCTGGCTTTCGTGCTTTTCAGTTCGAAGTTGTAGAGCGGTGCGGTCGGCTTAACGTAGGGGATCAGGCGACTGAGAATGTCGCGCATCATGGCCGGGTCGTGGAGCGACATCTGGATCGCGCGCTGCACGAACATATCTTCGGTCAGCGTCACCTCCACCAGCTCGTCCTCCTGCCGGACCTTGCCCGTGTCCGGGTCCTCCACGTCGACCTTGCGCCCGGTCTTTTCCTTCACCTTCACTTTGCGCAAGGCGTCGAGTAGCAGGGTGCGGAATTGCTTCTCCCGCCCGCGTCGCTGCGGCTGGTTGTCACTGCTGAATCGGTTGCCTTTCTTGAGGTTCTGCTCGTTCGCCATGATAAAAAAAATCCTCCGGTTGCTCCTGGATGTTTACAGGGTTCGCGGAGGATTGTCGACTATCACGGGACTGTTATCAAGTATGCCGACCCGTGGAGAGGTCCGGGCACAGGTGCATATTCGACGCGGTGATGGGCCAGGGGCTAACCGGGTGACGGAACGCCAGGGCATCGGCGCGCTTGGCGATATATCCTTTCACCCTGCCGCTACGCTTCTGCCGACTGCCGGACTCGCACAGGGTGCAATATCCGGTCTCGGTGTAGCGGATGAAGTGGAGGCGGTGCGCCGGACACTCCGAACCGTGGTAATACTTCACCTTGTGGATCAGCGCCTCGGACCGCGAGGTGGGGAGGACGGTCTCCCCGGTGTCGAGGGTCGCCATCAGTCGTTACTCCCGCCGCTGCTGCCGCTGTCACTGCTGCCGGAGTCATAGCTCCCGCCGTCGTCGTGGCTGGGGTGGTGCGAGCTGCTGGAGTGGGTGCGGTGGCCGCTGTCGTCCCAGTTGTGGCTATGGGCCGGATTGAGCGGCGAGGTCAGCGATAGCGGATTGGTCGGGTCGAGGTCGTCGCCCTGGTTGCGCAGGCTGCGGCGGGTCGGGTCACTGCGGAGCGCGGTCTGGGTACGGTAGCCCCGGCGCTCTGCGTCGAGCTGGGAGGCGATGCGCTGTACGCACGAGATGCAAGCGTAATCATCGCTCTCTGTCCAGCCTCTCGGCGTCTGCTTGCCACAGTGGCGGCAGGTCTTGAATCGTTTAAGGGTCATGGTGATCTCTCGTCTGGGTGGAAAACAGCCCCAGCATAGCGCCGGGGCGAATATCATGCAAGCGGTATATTATCCACCCACGGCAAGGCGGTAGCGCTTCACCTGCTCCCATGCGACCACTCCGACCTCAAGCGTGTTACTACCCCCGCCGACCGTCTCGATCTCCACCATGTCCTTGTCGTTCAGGCGGGAGGGACGATGGCCCTTTTCGAAGGTCTGCCAACCGATCCAGCCGTCGGATTCGGGAATGTCCTCGGATCCTGCCAGCGTCTCGATCAGGTGGGAAATGATGCCCGTGTTTATTCTGCCGTTGGCATAACTTGCGATCGCCGCTCTGGTGGCATCGATGCGAGCCATCGCCTTGCGGAGGTTCTGCTCCGTCTCCTGGTGGGTGCGCGTCTCAAACCATGCCACGCGCTCCGGGTTGCAGTCGCAGCGGGTCAGGCGCTCCATGTGTTCGAACGTCTGGACGTGGCGGCGCAGGCATGCGGTCGACATTTTGAAAATGTTCCAGTTGTACGGGATGCGATTCTTGTCGCAGGCGTAGACGTAGCGCTCGATCAGTGCGTTGCGCTCCTCTGCCGTCTTGGCGTCGGACGCGTACCCGGACGCGCGGCCAGCCTCGCGGACCATCTGCTTAGCCTTGTGCTCGGTCCAGGAGACGTGGCGGGCCTTGCCGTCGTTGCCGTCGCCTACCGGGTCGTAATCGTCCGGCACGTTGGTAGAGCCGAGGATAGTGCGAAGGTCGTCATAGCAACGCTCGGACAAGGAGAGCCGTTGCAGGGCGGCGTTAAGACGGTTCTCCAGCTCGCGCTCGCGGGCCTGGTCGCGCCACTTCTCGCTCTCGGTGTGGATGCGGGCCAGTGCCTCGTCGGACAGGAGCGGCAGGTGGCAGGCAGCCAGCTCCGGCTCGGCCTTGAATCCTGCCAGCATTGCGTCGGCAATGTCGGCAATGTGGATCTGGCGGGTGCTCATCGCCTGGCGCTGCTCTTTGGATGCGAGGGCATAGCCCACGCCTTTGTCGTGACTATTCATCGTGCTGTTTCTCCGTTGGTGGTATCAGGCGCGCAACCACGCGCCGTATGTGCCAGCCTGATTCATGGCTGAAATGATGCCGGACTCCTGCATGTTGCAGGCCCGATAGATTTCGATCTCGGTGGTGGAGTCGTTCCCGTCACGCAGATAGACGGAGCCGCGAAAGCTGCGGAGCTTGGGGTTAGCCAGCTTGGCGGCAGTTGCCAGAAATTCAGCTTTGTTCATGCGGTGGGCCATCGTGGTTTCCTCTAACTGGTGGCGGGACCATTTCCCGCCGACCACTTAAAGATAACGGAAGCGTGATGTTAATGCAAGCGTTATTTTATTCTTTCTCATCATCCCATCGGCCAGGCTTGAGGAATTCGCCACGCCGCCAGTCGTCCCACATACAGTACGGCCAGAAGATGAGCATCATCCCCAACACAAAGACGCACATCACCGCGAGGATGAGGCAGAACAACGGCACGAAGCCACGAGGGACCGCCCTTGCTTCCTCTGCACATCGGCGGCCAAGGTGAGCGCCTGCGCCGTTCCAGACCTCCACAGCCAGCCAGGCAGCGCCGATCGCCAGGTAGGAGAAGATCAGCTCGTACAGCATCAGGAGTGCCTCCCGTTGCGCGTGAGCTGCCCCAGGTCGTGCTCCCATTGCGGGCGGGCCGCTGGCTTGCGGTAGCCATCGTAAAGCATCTGGACCGCCGCGATCGGGTTGGATGGGAGGGAGTGGTGGACGTACAGATAGAACATGCCGCGCTGGCCGTCGTGCTGGATGCCGAAGCCGCTCCGGGTGTAGGTGTGGAGTGCTCCCTCCGGTGGCTGCTGGGTGGCGTCCCCGATGAGCGACACGGGGCGCATCTCGGCAAGCCTGAGCTGGGGTATGCCCTCGGCGATGCGGTGGCGCTGGCCGTCGTGTGGGCCGCCAATCAGGAGCGCCTCGACGTAGTTGAGTGGTGATTGCATGTTGGATCCTCCCAGGTGCGGGGGTGAATGATTCAGCGCCTACTAGCGGCCCTCTGGGCTGTCGACGTTCGGCGCTGCGGTATCGGTCAGAAGGTCACGCCGTCGAGCGGGCTTGGAACCAGGAGGACAGGACGAGGCACTGGCAGGGGCTGGCCGATGGGTCCGACCGGGCGCGATGCCTTGAGCTGGTTCCAGTATGTGAACGGGTTGACCTTGCGGGCGCTGCCCAGGTGCTCGGAGAAGTAGAGCGACTCCAGCGCCGGGCCAGTGTAGCCGATGCGAACCAGCTCGGAGAGTGGGACGTGATAGGCACCTTCCAGTACGTACTCGTCGTTATCGCCGTAGGTGCACGGCTTGGCCTGGACCAGGGCGGGGAACTGGACGGCCTCGAATCCAGATTTGAAGGAGGTCGAACGGTAATACTCATCGTGGAGGATTTCGATCGTTGTCATGGTGTCGTCTCTCGCTGGTGGGCTGGCCCGTTGCCTGCCCTATGTGATAAAGAATAGCGCATCTCTTATCACGAGTCCAGTATATTTTAACGCTTTCGGTAAATATATTGCAGCCGGGCAACGATGGCGCTACTCTGTCCGTGCTGGCAGACACATACGGCAGACACGACAAGGCCCCGGACTCATCACCCAGGGCCTTTCTTTTTGCCTGCCGATCAGGCTGCGGCTTTCAGCTCCTTGCCGAGGAAGTCCAGCATCTCGCGGAGGTGCTTCTCGTCGCGGATGGTGGCTGGCAATTCTTCTGTGATGGACTTCGCCAGGTAAACGTTGCCGTTCCATGTCAGGGAGCCGTCGTCGTTGATGATGTAGGTGAACATCCATTCGCAATCGTTCTCGGCTTCCCACACTGCGAGGAGCGGCTGGTCTGCCACGTCGTCCAGGATTGTAACGTCGAGGCCGCGTTTTGCTGCGTAGGTTTTGGTGGTTTTGCTGATGTTCATGTCTCTGCCCTTTCGCTGGTGGGCTGCGATGTTGCCGCCCTATGTGATAAAGAATAAGCCATATCGGGCGGCATGTCCAGCGAATTATCACGAAATAGTTAAATTATTTTCTGCGCGCCATCCTTACCAGGTCGGCCACGAGGAACCACAGCGGCGTCGCAATCATGGGCCACATCAACACGGACAGGCCAAGCCAGCCCAGAGGCTGGTCGAAGCCGTAGCGCTCGACGACCCACGGGATCACCATGAGGTAGTAAGCCAGGGCGAGCCACATCATAGGCCCACCTTCCACGCGGCGATCTTGTTGGTGTGCTCGGCGCTGTCGTCGTTAAACTCGCTGTACGCCACGCCGTCGGCGTCCTCTGCTGCGGCCTGCGCAATGACCAGGAGCGAGCGGAGACGCGCCGCCATGTGCATCACAATCTCCTCGGTGTCGCACATCGCCATCGTGACAAGGTAGCGAGGAGGAGCGCCAGCGGCCAGAGCCTCCAGCTCTGCGTCGTCCAGCGGGTCCTTGCTGAGGTCGCGCACTGGTCCGACCTGTTTACTTTCCATTGCCGCCTCCGTCTTTGAATGCCTTAGCCAGTGCCTGCCGGGGCGCGTTAGCCAGCGCCTCGCGCCGCTGCGTCTCAATCTGGCGCATAAACTCCGCCACGCCGTGCTCTGCCATCCCCATCGCCTGGTTGTGGCTCTTGCCCGCCTTGCGCGCCCGGTCGTAAAGGTCGGCCTTCATCGCCGCTCGTTGCTGCGGGCCTACATACATGTCCGAGAGCGTGTCGTCGCTCGCCAGCAAGTCATTTCGTCTCTTTTCCATCGTTACCTCGATTTGTCGGAGCCGTAACGAAACCGTTACAGCTTGAGAATGTTACACACGATCGCGATTAACAGCGTCAACCCTGCGCCGTAGACTGCGAAGCATATCCAGAGCCATGTCCACGATCCGACGGCTTCCCGGAGTGGTGATTCCTGCTCCGGCGACGTTCTCCCTCTGGCCTTTCGGCTGGGGAATTGTATCACGTTAATAGTATGCTCCTTTGCATCATGAATCAATGATAAATGTGCGTAAAATACTGCGGAAAATCTGCGGTAACTTGCCGCACAAAATGCCGCAGGTTTCACGCGTAACCGACGTGTAACCGATTCCCTTTGTAAGTACCTGATAATAAACGGTTACACTGCGGCGTTTTTTGGGTTTCATCATGTAACTTTCGGTAGATTCGGTTACGGTTACATATATATATCCCCCCTTTAGGGGGGATATGTAATGAAACCTGAAACCGTCAGCGGGTAACTGTAACCCTAAAAATCCTTAAGATCGTCGTCGTCCTGTTGCGGCTGTTTTGCCTGCCAGTCAGTCGGACGGGGTTCGTTGTCACGCACTCCACCCAGAAGCGGGATCGCCTCGTTCATGGCGGTAAGCGTTTCGTCGCCAGCCATCTTGATCAGGATCTGCTTTGTGGTGGCATGTTCAAAGGCGCGGTGAAACTCGACTTTGGTCAGCGGCGGCTCGGCCATGTTGCGCGCCCAGTCCGATAGCGCACCCTTGCTTAACTTCGGTCCGCGCTTCGACGTGCGGCGTCGCTCGTTGTACTCGTGGACGAATTGCGTCAGGCGTAAGGCGTTCTCCTCGGTCTTGCTGGTGCGCTTCTCTGCGGGCTTCTCATCGTCGTCTGCGCCTGCGTCCTGTTTGACCAGCTCCGGCTCGTTGATGACGATAAGCGTCGAGTCGTTATTGCCGATGTGCCACGCTGCCGGGCTGTCCTTCCCAGGTGCGGACATTCGGGCCATTGCCTCGCGCTTGGCTTTGACCAGCTCGGGCGGGAGTTTGACGGACTTCGTGCGGAATGCGCGCCGCTCCAGCATGGCGGAGCCTTTGGCTTTGGTGTGATCACACACAAACAGGTCACGATCCTTGTGCTTCGAGAGCGTGATCTCGAATGCGGAGTTAGCCTTGAGGGCAGAGGCCCCACGTCCGCCGCGCGTCGCGTCCTTCCCGGAGTGGTGGAGGATCACCACGGCGCAGTCGAGCGCCTCGGCCAGCTTCTGCGCATTGGACAGGAGGACGGCGGCCTGGTCGTTGTTGTTCTCGGTGAACGGCTCGCCACCCACCCAGCGGCCCGGCTCGTTGTCCTTCGGTTCGCGCCACTGCTCCCCGACCTTCTGGCCTGCGCTGTTGGCGCTGTACGTATCGATAACGACCAGGGCCGGACGATTGCCCTCCAGCTCGAAGAACGGCGAGGCGTTGAATTTGGCGGCAAACTTCATCAGCTCGCGCTCGCGGTGCAACGGCACGGGCTGAGAAATGATAAACATATTGTCCAGCGGCTTGTTTTTGTTCTGGCTGTAGCACCAGCCCGCGTAACGCTCTTTCACGCCGTCGGCGTCCTCTGGCGCGAAGTACAGCACGGAGCCTTTGCGGACGGGCAGACCTGCGAAGTGGTGTCCCTTCGCCACGCAGATAGCCATCTGGAGCGCACAAAACGTTTTCTTTGCGCCGGACTCGCCGACCAGGAAGCCCACGGACCGCTCCGGGATCAGGTTCTGGATCACGAAGTTGATAACGCGCGGGGCGCTGGCCTCCCGGAGCTTGTCCAGGAATTCGTCCGGCTGCTCCGCCAGCATGGCCTTAATCTTTGCCATGTCGCGCTCGCGGCGCTCCTCGGTGGTCAGGCTGCGCGGCATCAAGGCGGGCTGGTTGTCCTCGTCCAGCACCATGTCCCACTCGTGATCGTCCTCGTTGCTGCCGAACTGGTAGAGCTGCACATCATCCAGGCTGAGTCCCTGCGCTGCTGCGTTGTCCTCGTCGATCGCCATCTGCTGGGCCATCTCGGCCTCGGTAAACTCCGGCGTTTCCGGTAGCCACTCGGGCGGCTGGTCGAGAGGTGCGTCGCCTGGGAGGAGCTGCTCCAGGATCTCCTCGCGGCTCGGCTCCTGCTGCTCGTCTCTTTCGTCGATCATACTGCTTTCCTTAAATCACGGTTACATTGTCGGGTTTCAATGTAACCCGAACGTGAAACCACGTCAACGCCGCGCCAGCAAAGAAAATACTTTACATCACGGTTTCATTGTATTAGTGTTATTTGCGAACAAACGGAGGTATTTATGGACCTGTTTAAAGACGAGCCGCGCGCCCCACTTCGGGCTACCGTGGCGAACCGCAAGACGGCAGCGGAGAGAATGCTGGAGATACTGGAAAAGGTTAAGCCGTCCGATCTCTCCATCCAGGACGCTATCGATCGCGGCGTCCTCGATCCGTTCGGTGTGACGCAGGAAGTCCGGGACGCTTTCGCCCGGCTCCGGCCTGCGGAGCAAATCTTCGCGGCGTTCTATGGCGTCGCAGGCGTGGACAGCAAGGCACACCTGGCGCTCTGCCGTCACGCTGCACAGATGGACCGCGACGGGCTGCTGCGCGGCCTGAAAGTGGATAAGGATATGCTGGTGGTCGAAGTTACCGCCCATGACATTCTCGACGACGTTATCCCCCCAGGGACCGAAGTCGGGCCGGAGTTAGCCGCCGCTGCTTTGCGGTGCAAACAAGCCTTAAGGGGGCAAGAGTGAAACGATTGTTAAAGTCGATCTACATCAACATTTCGATCATGGTTGCGGTCTACGCCGTGGTGTGGTTCTTCGCGCCAGGCTCAATCCATAACGATGCGCTGGAGGCGTGGTCGTTTGCTGCAACGCTGGCCGTGCTGGTGGCGCTGGACTACGCCGTGGCATGGCTCGACAAAATTCTGGACAAGAGAGGGGACGCCTAATGTTTATTCTATGTCACGACCAGCAACGCAACTCGCCGCGACTGGTCAACGTTAATCACATCATTTCGCTGGGTCCGATGAAGCACAACGACCAGGACCGCGTGACGCTGGAGACGGCCAACGGGTTCTTTGTGTGGAATATGCCGTTTGACCGGGCGCAGGATGTGCTTATCGATAATGCCTCGCAGGTCACGGCCCCGATAGCCGCCCGGATCAAGTCGTTCGAGGATTGCGTCGCCCCCCTGGCGCAGACGATCGAGAAGTGGGCGCAGCAAGCCAACACGCCGATCCTGAATCTGGACGGCATGACGCCGGAGGAGGAGGCGCGTTTTAAGGCCAGCATGAGCGAGACGCGCGCCACGCTGCACACTATCCAGGGTCGTCTCCAGTCTGTCCCGGAGAAAATGCTGGAGACGGACGTCGAGGCGGTCTGTCAGCTACTGGAGGATCACGAGTGGGCTGAGCACTGCGCGAGCACCAAACTCGGCCAGCGTCTGGAGTCTGCGGTGACGGAACTGCACAATCAGCACGGCGAGATGCGAGAGCGGCTGGAAAGGGCGGAGGAGCTTCTGGCCGGGGTGTTTCACGAGTACCAAAACGACCCGATGGTTAACGGATGCCTGGAGAGCGCAGAGGCGATCGGGAATTTTTTGTACCCGATGCAAAAAAGTGCTTGCGAGAAAGAATAAACAACGATAGTATTAAGTTGTCGCCGGGGAATGGCCCCGGCAGTAACGGAGATTAAGACGATGGCAAAATTAACAGTACGTATCAACAACGGTCAGGAACGCGGTCGCCAGTGGAATCACCACTTTAAAGCAACAGCCGACCACGCCACTGTTAAGCGTTACCTCGGCTGGAAATCTCCGGTGCTGGTTGAGTCCGACGACGCCGAGGAGTACGTGGACGAGTTCACCACTCGCGGCGAGCTGGAAGCCTCTCGCATCATTCACCGCAACAAAATGCGCGCTGCTGAATACTACTAATCGCCCGGCCCCTGCGGGGGCCATAAACCGGAGTAAAAATCATGACAAAAGCTACACGAGTTAAAACACTTCGCCAGGCAGTGCAAGAGCTTCGCGGCGATCTGAAAGATGGACGCGGCCTATCGTCTGCTCTTGAGTCCTGCGCTACGGGCCTTAGCCTGCAAGATCAGTCCTTCCTCGACGGCATGGTTAAACGTGAAAGCAATCCCCACTGGCTGGTTAAGTCTCTGACTTCCTACCTTGAGGAAACTACAGACTGGATCGTGGTCGTGCTGTCCGATAGCGGTGAGGAGATTCGCCACCACTACCCGACTGATATTGATGCTGCGGCTAAGCGCCTGCAAGAGTACGTGATGCGCGGAAAGACCGCGAGACTGATCGCCGCTTAACCATCGCGGCCCCTGCGGGGGCCATCCTCCCAGGAGCAAGCCATGACAGTAAAAATTAACTTTCGTTTCCCGACATACCTCGACGCGATGCACGACTCCGACCGCGTTATGGGCCTCATCCGCCATTCAGTCGTCGGCAAGTCATGCGATCCATCCGTCACGGTGTACGAGCGCGACGACAAAGAGGGCGGCTTCGGCTGGTTCCTTAAGTGTGGCCCGGTGTCAGTGTCCTGCCGTTCCATCACGCGCTATACGGTCGCCTATCACACTCCAACGGCCAGCGGCCAGCACTCGGTCGAGTTCGATACAACAACGGCGGAGGAGGGTCTGGAGGAGCTGAGGGCGCACCTGGAGACGCTGCTGGAGCGCGCCCGGCTGGCGCTGGCTATCATCGCGGGGCCGCAATGATCCCGGCAGACATTCAGCGCAAGGCTAAGAAGGTCCTCGCCCGCCTCCTCGCCGGGGAGATTAAACCCCGGAAACTGGTCGGCGGTCTGGGCCTCGCGCTGGAGGTTGGTTATCGCTGGCGACTGCTGTCACGCGACAAGGGCCGGACGTGGGATCTTATGTCCCACGAGAAGTACAACAAACTTACACGGGGCAAAAAGCCCCATAACATGAGGTGATCACAATGGATAAATACTGGTATCTTTTCGAGGCGCACGGTCGCCAGATCCTGGTCCGCAAGGACGATAACGACGAGGGTGATCCGTCGATCGATCTCGTCGCCAAGATTGAGGGCGCTGAAATGTCTTTCGCGCTGGTTTTCAAGGACGAGGGCGAGCGCGATCTGGCCTTCGGTAAAGCCAAGGAGCTGGAGGGCGCAGCGGTTGCTTTTGCGGAGAAACTCGTGGGATGCAATACCCCGCTGGAGGCGTTAACCGCTTTACAAGGTTAATCAGTGCCTTAAGCCTGGATCGATATGGAGCCTTTGCGGCTCCATTTTTTTTCGTGCTACCCTTTTAGCGGTTATTCAAATGTTAAAAGGGATCAGGATAATGTCCGAACACACCACGCTCTGGCAGTTGTTCCAATTGTACCGGGTGGAGCTGGGTTATTCTTTTGTGTCTGCGGCGGTAGCGGTATTCAGGCACTGGCAGCTAAAACACCCATTCCGTGATATAGTGACTGGTGGCGCTTTGTGCGCCTTTGTCGCTTTTGGGATGAATAATATCCTTTCGTTTTTTAGTATTGACCACGGGACCTGGGGCTATCTGGCCTCTGTATTCCTGGGCTATGTTGGCGTAGAGACTGCGCTCGACTGGGCCAGCGAAAAGATCCCGTTCCTGAAAAAAATCCGCGCCACTCCGGCGCACAACACTACCCCGGAGGATCGAACCAATGGCTAAATTCGAAGTGACTCCCCAGCGTAAGGCATTTCTGGACGCGCTGGCCGTCGGCGACGGTACGGACAACGGTCGCCAGCAAACGCGCAACCGCGGCTATGATGTGATCGTAGGCGGTTCCCTGTTTACGGACTACAGCAAGCACCCTAACCAGCTCGTGCGCCTGCGACCCGGCCTCTCCTCCACCGCTGCTGGCCGCTATCAGCTCCTGAGCAAGTATTACGGCCACTATAAGGACCTGCTGGGCCTGCCGGACTTCTCCCCGGAGTCGCAGGACCAGATCGCCCTCCAGCAAATCAGCGAGCGCCGAGCACTGGCAGACATTGACGCAGGCCGGATCGCCGACGCGGTGAAAAAATGTAACACCATCTGGGCCTCCCTGCCCGGCTCCCCGTATGGCCAGCGGACCGAATCGCTCGACGACTTCCTGGGCTATTTCCGCAAGGCTGGCGGTAAGGTCGCCGAATGATGGCCGCCCTCCGGTTGTTCCTGCGCGCCTACTGGAAGCCCCTCGCCGGGCTGGTTGTCGTGCTGCTGGCTCTGGGGGGATCTTGCTGGGCTGGTCATGTCTGGACCGATCGCGGCTGGCAGGTGAAAGAGTCGGCCCGCAAGGCCGCCGAATCCTCCCAGGTGGCGACGGCTGAACATGCCGCCCGCATCATCGAACAAGGGCGGGACATTGCCCGCGAGGAGGCTGTAAAACATGCGAACGAACAAGCCGCACAAGCGCGCGCTGATTCCGCTGCTGCTGGGGCTGCTGTTGATAGGCTGCTCGCACGAGCAAAAGCCGCCGAACGGCGTAACGCCGCCGCAAGTGCGACCGCTGCCCTCGGAAGCGCGTCAGGGGACCAGACCGCCAGAATGTATTCCGACCTGCTCAAAGGGACTGGAGCGCTCGCTCGACGGTATGCTGATATAGCCGAGGGTGCGATCACAAAGGGGAAAACCTGCGAAAGGATTTACGACTCGGTAGCGAGTCAGCAATAAGTAAGGGGCCATAGCGGCCCCTTTTTTTATGCTGCCGGGTTGACGGTAACAGTACAGTGGATGGATTCGACGGTTTTTGGTCCCGTCGTGTTGCTGCTGGTGGCGATGCAGTAATATTCCCCGGCGTCCGCGCTGGTCGGGCTGGCGATCGTGAGGCTGGCCGCCGTCTTGCCTGCCAGCGCCTGGCCGTTTTTGTACCACTGATAAGAGTACGGCGCGAATCCGGTTGCGGCGTTGACAGCAACGGTGAGCGTTGCGGAAGTGCCAGCCGTCCAGGTTGCGGTCGACGCGAGGTTGGTCGAGAACGCGATCGCGGGCTTGGTGCGGACGCGCTGCGAGTCTGCCGTCTGGCCGATACTGTCCGTAACGGTCACAAAGTAATCCGCGTTATGGTTCGCCGCGATGTAATTCGAGATCGTCATGGTCGGAGTCGTTACGCCGCTGTAGCCGTTGGCGTTGGTCAAGTTGGTCGTGTTACCGCCGGAGACCTTCTTCCACTGGTAGGTAAGCGGAGGCACACCATCAGCCACGACAACGTTAAACGACTGGTTGCCGTTGGTCGGGACGTAAGTCGCGGCAGCATCACCACCAGCCACGCCGGGGAGGTCAGTCGTAAAGCGCGGCTTTTTCGCCAGGTTCGGGTCGTACTCCATGTAAAACATTTTGGTAGGATCAAGCCCCGTCGGCTCGGTGTCGAGCCAGATAATGTCCTGATTGGGAACGTCAGAAGGATTGGAAACCCTCGTGACCTTCCAGCCCAGCAAATCCGGGCGGTAGTAGCGATGCCAGTAACCCATTATTTTGTCCTCATGGTTGGCCGTGGTATAGTTCCCCGGCATTGTAGATCATCTCTGGTTATTAAACGAAAGGAGCCGCTTTTTAAGCGGCCCTTTTTTTTACAGTGCTAACGATACGGTGTAGCCAATTGCGGCCCATGCTGCCGCGCTGGCGGCGATTACGGCCCAGATTACATAGCGGTGTCCGCGTAAGTCTTTCATCAGATTTTCCCCTCTTTCTTGAATTTAGCGATCCGCCCACGCAGCGCGGGAACGGTTTTACCCAACCACTCGGCGACGTGCTTAAGCCCCAGCTCGTCCGGCACAACTACACCATGCCCGGTTACTGCCACCAGCTCGTCCAGCTCGGCCTCGTTAAGATCACCCTCCACCCAGCGGACCAGCTTCTCGTCCTGCTGCTTCGTCCAGCCGTAAGGACGTTCGAAAGCCAGGGAGACGCCCAGCTCGTGCGCGTGGACCTGCATCTGGCGGAAGTTGCGACCGATTTTTTCGGCCAGCTCTTTGCGCGGCATGGTCCCGGCCAGGCGGATCAGCTCGTCGTCCTGCTCATCGGTCCATCCGATAATTTCCGCTGTTACTTTACCCATCATCCCCCCTTGAGGCGCTTTCTGTTTTTGGTGGCCGCTATGGCCTCTTTGAGCGTCGTCTCTTTGCCGCCGCCCGGTTGTACCCGGACCATTTTCGGGTCCGGCTGGTGGAGGAGTATTTCGCCCTCCGGCGTCTCGATCGATATGTCGGCGATCGACTCCTTGCCAAACACTGCCGACACTTTGCTGATCATGTCGTCCAGTCCGGCGGCCTGCGCCGCCTCCCACACCTCGCGGCGGGTCCCCTGCTTACGCGCCATAGGCTTTCCGCAATGCGTCGTTAGCGTTAGCCATCAGCTCGGCGATCTCGCGCTTGGTCGCCTTAACTGCCTCCGGGCCAGCGGCCCACATACGGAGGCGATTGGTCAGGCACTGAGCGTTAAAGGCCAGTGTCTGAGCCTGGACCAGCATCAGGCGGCTAACTACGCGCGCTTTGTTCTGGCGGGCAAAGATTGTGCCCGGTTGGTTGCCCCAGTATTTGGCGCGGAGGTCTGCCAGGGTATGGCCGTTTTTGTTGGTTGCGGTTGCTGTAGTCATTTCGTTTTCCTCTCTGGTTGGTGTGAGAAAGAATATAACAAAGGATAAATGGACACGCAAGAGGTTTTTTAATTATTTCGTGATAAAAGAGAAAGGCCCCGGAGTGGGGCCTGAGACTAGCGGAAATTTTCGGCGAATACTGCGAGGGCGAAGCCCTCCGGGGTGGCGCTGCGGATGTTCTTCGTTCGGGTCGACTTCCCCCCAGCCTTGGCCCAGCCGGGATTATCCTTCACCGCCGGGACGGGCTTCGTCTGCGGCATGATGAAACCGCCACCGCACCAGATCCCGGTCCCTTTCGGATAGGCATCGCGCGCCGGGTATATCTGCGGATAGAGGCGGTGCTGGTGATCCTCCGGCAGATAGCCGCCGTAATAGTACGGGTGAAACCATTCATCACAGGGACGCCACAGCCTGGAGAGCGCGGAGTGCTTTGGGTTCTCCAGCATCCACGGGATCGTCGATACTGGCTCAAAGTTCCCATTCTCCACGCTGCAAAAGCCGGAGACGTGCTTAACCATTTTTGCCAGCGCCACGGCCTTTTCCTGAAAGCGCGGGTCCTTCTCGGCTTTCGCTTTCCACCAGCGAGCGCCAGCGCAAGTAAGCTCGGTACACTCGGCAAAGGATGCGATAAAGATAACGCCTGGCCCGACCTCCTCGGCGATGCGCGACGCCTCCCTGATCGTGTCGTCAGCGTCAAACATCCGGCCAACGCGTACCAGGTTCGGCTCCTCCGGGTCACGATGGATCCCCGGCTCGTGCTGACCGTCGTACATCCAGCACTCGACGCCAGCCTTAAGCCACGGATCAACCATGATCCGCGTAAGGTTGAATAAGAAAATCGCCTTACGCTTCATGTTACGGCCTCGCAGGCATGATGATCATGGTTGCCGGGCCGCACGGGGTTTCAAACTCAACCCGGATCGGCTGGTCTTTTCCTGCGAGGTGGAGATCGATAAACGGCAGTTTCGCGCCGAACTTTTTCCCCAGTTTCTCGATCAGGCCCAGATATTGAGAGGCCACCTTGACCTCCGTCGTTGCCTTGGCGTTAGCCTTAGCGCCATCGATCACGCGCTTAAGGTCGGGATATCGGGAGTCCACGACGTCCACAGTACCCACAGCCAGGCGACACTTGCGAAACCAGCCGTCCGGCAGTTGATCCAGGTCCTTCACCTTGTCGGCGAGCTGGGGAGTCCAGTACACGATCCCGGCTTTCGTATCAATGACCGCCGTCGAGTAAGCGCGACCGCTGGGGGGAGTGGAGATTTTCAGGATCACGCCATCCTCCGGCGCGTTAACGATGGCGTGGACGCTGGAGAGGCCGACGTGGCCGTTAGTGGTCTGGATCTCGCTGCCTTTAAAGTGGTAGGCATTCAGGTAGTAACGAACATCATTAACGGCCTGGGTCAGCGCATGGGCGCGCAGTGCTTCTACGGGTGCATAAATAATCATCTCTGGTCTCTCCTTAAATCAGGCTCTTGCCTGCGTACATCATTTCGGTAAGCGTGATGTATTCCGTTTTCACATCGCCACGCTTGCGCGGCTTGATCAGGAACAACACGGACGACTTAGGATTTTTGTTGCCTGCCTTTTTGGTAATCGGATCTACGTAAGCAACGCGCCCGGACGTTTCGCCGTCACTGGTCATAATCACCAGATCGGAAGAGTGATCGAGAGCCAGCTTAAACCAGGCCGTAGACGGATCGCAGTTGACGAGGAGCACGGTAGATACGCCGCGCTTCTTGGCCTGCTCGATGGCCTTGCGCACAAACGGCATCGGTTCAGAGTATGGCGGGTTACACCACGCCATACCGTTCTCCGCGCCCCAGTCGACGCCATCACGGAGCGCATCGGTCTCCTCGTCCAGGTAGCAGGCACAGAGGGCGTTAACCTTCTCGGCGGCCACGTCGATCCCAAACTAGCCGAAGCGTTTGCGCGCCCAGTCAAAAAGCCACTTTGGCGTCTGCCATTTCTGGCGCACATTGTCCGGCGTCTTGCTGCCTTTGAAACGGCGACCGCTCACGCGATCCTCATTTAGCGCGTC